TATAATTACCCTGGTCGTATCCTTGGGTTATTAAATCCTTCTCAGGATCAACTGTAACTGTAGATACTGAATTATTTTTACTATTATAATTTAAAGTAACTTGATAATTTGTATAATTGTAATTTATATATTCAATAACTCCTTGTTCATTATATATAGAAAATTCTATATTATCTGTAGAAGGAGTAAATTGAGAAACAGCTTCAAATGCTGGTATTAGGGAAAGATCTTTTTGGTTATATCCCTCTATTACATCTCCTGTTATTTTATTTACTACTACCTCAGCCATTATTTAAAGTTTGTAGACCAGCTTCTGCTTGGGCTTGTTGAATATCTGCTAGTTCTTTTTGGCTTTCAAGTAATTGTTCCCTTAGGGCAGAAACTTCAGCATAAAGAGCATCTAATTCTTCATTTACTTGTTCATTTCCTACATATTCGCTACTTTTCTGAATTAAAGTATTATGAGAATTCAACCCAGTTTTAGGGATTTCAAAAAATAAATTATTATAAGCTTCAAAAAATTGTTCTATATTAATTGTACTCTCCTCTTCGATTTGAGGGGGTGGAAGTAGTTCTTTAAATGAAGTATCTATAGTTTTAGGATATCTTAATTTATCGAATAAAGTTTTATTTAAATTTATTCTGTTACTCATCCATTTATAACTTTAAAATAGTAATTATCATCTAATATTAATACTTGATTATCTATAGGAACTTTTATTTCTATTTGATAATATCTTTCGGGTTCTAATCCTTTCATATACAAGTCAAAATAACTTGAAGTAGCATCAGCACTTATTCTAGTATAATTATCATCAAAATCAATAATATATTCATTACTATCTAAATCTTTTACAGCATAAGAAGAAGATACAGGAAGATAATGTTGAGGAAGATAAATTGATGATGTTTGATATAATCTTGGTGGGAATTTTTGTCGGCAATTAATTTTAAATCTGTGTATACTATCTCTCCTAAATTCACCTGGGTTGTTGTTTAAAGATGCCACCAACTCAGAATTGTTAATTATAGGGATGGATGATGAGGCTGTGTCGAATAAATAATCTTCCCATTTGAATTCTAACTCAGGGGGGTATATAGTATTAGTATCTACAGAATAAAATCTAAGATTAGCTTGTTTGTATAAACCTCCTGTTTCATCAGATTTACTTTGTTTAATTATAAACCCATCATTTGTAAATCCACCTAAACTATTTGAAGCACTATACCAAGTTTTTATAACATTAGTTACATCTACATTTAAATCTTTATTACTAGTATAATTATAAACTTGTGATTGGGTTACATCTAATCCTAAATCAGACCCAGTATACCAAGTTCCTCCTCCTTCAACATTTCCGTAGGAACCTGTAGAATAAGATTCAAATCCTGAAGTAGTCCAATCGTTAGAACCTGAGTATGATTTATACGCCCAGCTTACCCCGTTATCTGTTTCGGGGGAATCTGTAAATCTTCCAGTGCCCATATTCCAAGAACCAGATATAGGAAAAATTTCTAGAGTGGTATCAGTATTTAAATTTTTAATATCAGCTATAAAAGTTTTTAAATTTACTTTCATAGAAGCCGTACCTATTCTAGTATCAATTAAAGAATCAATTTCATCTTGGGAAAATTGAATAAGATACCTACTTAAATAAGCGTCAGTATCAGTACTAGTTTCTATAATAGAATCTAATCCTGTATTTCTAGCTGGGTATCTAGAATATATAGTAGCATCTTTAGTTGGGAATAGTTTATATACAGCCATTGTTAAAATGAGGTTGATTTACCCCTAATATCAGAATTTGGGAATTTAACTTCAAATATAGAAGGATCTATTGAGGGGTATATTATATTATTTAATGTTGCTCCTTTTATATCATACCCATATTGTGAATAATTTCCCCCTGTTTTATTAGTAATATCTACTTTATTTACGGTTTGTACTCCTTCTACTCTATCTAATAAAATAAATATTTCTTTTAATAAAATGGGTTGGTTTATTTGAATATTTTTAGTGTTAAAATAATTTTGAAGCTGAGTAATGCAATTAGATATGACTTGGTTATTATTGAAATTAGGAAGAATTATAATTTCAAAATCAACTGCTATATTAATTATAAATGCATCTCTTAATCTAAAAGAATCATTAAGAGTTCTATATTGAGATAAGTATGTTGTAAGATTTTGTTTTAAAGCTGTTGAAGCAGTTGTTAGTTGTTCTTGATTATTATAGGCTAATACAAATAAATCTAAAGTACGGGGTTGTTCTCCTATTTTAAGAGAAGATCTTTGTTGGGGTTGAATAAAAACTTTAGCAACAGTACCATACTTAGGAGGAAGGCTTAAAGCTCTAACTAAATAATCTTCTTGTGTAACTGCTCTTAATTGAGACCCAAAGGCGCCTAAAGAGTTATTTCTTAATTCTTCAATAGAATCCCCATCATCCCCCCCAGATGCTCCTATAGGATTATTAACTGCAAGTGAATCATATATATCTTGGGCTAGATTTGATGTATTATCTACGTTAGTTTGTTGGAATCCTATATTTCCTGTTATAGAATTTAATGAATTAGCGGGTACATTTGCTGCTACTCCTCCTCCCACAAGATACCTAACTGTTAAAGTTGTATTTTTTGGAGCAATACCATAAGTTCGAGTATATAAAAAATTAGCAGGATTATATGCTGTTCTAAGTTTTTCTTGTCCATCTGCTAACCCAATTCCAACATTTGAAGGAGAGGGAACTATAAGTGAATCTCCATCATCTTGATTTCCTGCACCAAATTGAATATCTAATTTAGTTTTAGATTTAAATCTAGAAACAAATCTTCTAGAAACCCTTTTTAATCTTAAAAGATACGGAACTTCACTTTGATCCCCATCTAGATTTTGATCAGGCCCAAAATCAGTAGTACCATTCCCAGCATTTTTAGCTGTTTCAAATACCATTTCTTGGGCTAGATATGGAACTTCTTCGTATACATTCCCATCACTGTCTGTAATATCTAAAATTCCAATAATATTTTCTCCATTTAAAGTTACAGTAGGAAATCTCTCAGAATCTCCAAAACTAAATGTTGTAGTGTTTATAGTAGCGGATATAGCTTTACCTGTTTTTTTAAGTAAAAATCTATCAGCATTCCCACCATCCGTAGTATAAACTGAAATTTCTGTTGGGTCTAAAGAAGAAGAAACTCTAAAATCTAGTGGGTTTTGTAATAAAAATTTAGTACTTTCTCCTAAGTTAGAAGAAATAACAGAATTTTCTCTTATTAAAAGAGCATAATCAAAATCAGGTACATAATTACCACCAACATTTTTAGCAGGGACTTGTTGATAAAAATCTATATCTACAGTAGAGGCCCCTGTAGCTCGAGGTTTATATCCCATCATATATGCCAAATCATACAAATTTGATTCTTGACGAGCATATTGGAGGAAAGTTTCTTGGACTTGGTTATCTATATAAAAAGAAAGTATATCCCCAACATACGAAGCCATTTCTATAAACATAGAGCCCGGAGAAGAGGGGGTAAAATCATTATAAGTGTTAGGAAAATAGGTTTTAGAAAATTCTATTAACCCACTTCGCAATGAATCAAAATCTCTATTTATATATTTTATATCTTTATTTGTGTTAGCCATCAAGCACTAAAATTTAATTCTAAAGTATCCTCATTATTAAATATAGTATACGACATAACTACTTTTAATTCATTATTTTCGATGTTTTCCAAAATATCTAAATTTTTTAAATTTACTTGTGGAAAATATAACTTAAGCCCATCAGTTATTTTTTTGTAAACTATATCATATGTTTTATCATTCAATTGCTCAAATAATACGTTTTTTAACCCTCCTCCATAATTAGGATTTAATGGTCTCTCTCCTTTGTTAGTAGTAAAAAATATAATCAGATCAGATTTTAACTGGTCATTAGTAGTATAATTTAGTTTAAAAGGACTTCCCGAACCAGAAACTGAGTATGAAGAAAAAGGGTAAGCAATACCAACACCTTTTCGAGGTTGTTTATCTAAGGGAAATATATTGGTTTGCTTAATTGCCATTATCTACTATTCATTAAACCCATTATTTGATCCATGTTAACTTCTCCTGCTGGGAGGTCTAATCCTGGGGCTCCTCCTTGGGGGTTAAAGGGTTTTGGGACATCTTGAGATGTGAATTGAGCTTGCATGTCGCCTAATATATTTTGATAAGCGGCTCTTTTTTCGTTTGAGCTCATTGAGGGTCCTTCAACTATTTTTTGGGGTTGGAGATTTTCTGTAACTGCTTGTTTAGGAGCTTTAACAGCTTCAAGAAGAATCTCTTTAAGTTCTTCCTGAATAGCTTCTTTAACTGCTTGTTTTATTAATGATTTTAACGTGTTTTGTTTCATTATTCATAAATATTTAATTATTCTGCTTTTAAATTATCTCTATCTATTACAAATTTTAATTCTTCTATTAAAATAGAAGGATTTTGAGTAAAAGATAACTCAGATTGGAGTAATACTATACCATCTGAATTTAAAGCATTGGCTCTTTTTCTATTTACTGTAGGGGAAAATGGAACTTCTTCTATTTCAAAAATAAATCCTCTATAAGTAGTTTCGATTACACTTTCTTGATTTTCAGTTAAAGTTGTTTCTACAAAAGAAATTATAGTAGGATCAACTGGAGTTAGTTGTATATTTTTTATTCCTGTTTTAGTAGCACATTCTAAAATTTGGGGATCAAGGGCTTCTAATTTACAAATTAAATCTTTTAAAGCATTTGCAAATAATTGAATAGCTATATTAGCTGCTATTATACCATTTACAGTAGGAACTAATTTAGTATCACCATCTGTTTTATATCTAACTTTATCAATTATACTTTGAGCCAATTCAGTAGCAGCATTAATTTTTACAAGTGCAGGATTTGGTATAATAGGAGTTATTATTTGGGCTAAACCTAAAGCATTAATAGCTGTTTGTGCTACTTTAACTATAGTTAATATAATAGTTATAAATCCACTCACACCTGCAATATTATCTGCTATCCTATTAACAGATACATATAATTTTGTAAGTTGTTCTACAGCTGTATTACGTACTAATATAATTCTTTGGATCTCATCAGGAGTAGGACAACCTAAACTAAATTGTGAAATGTATTCTTCAACCTTAGCAATATATTGAGCCTTAACTTCATTTATTTTTTGCAAAATAACATTTACTAACCTTTGTATACTAGGTAAAGTAGGTAATAAACTTACAATTTGTTTAGTATCATCCTTTGAAGGTAAATTACAAAAGTCACTAGCCATTATACAGTAAAATTATTTTTAGATTTAGCCTGGGATTGGAGTATAGACTTTACAGAGTTTAAGACAGGAATAAGGTTAGCAGAAGCTAGTGGGGTTGATGCTATTTTGGCATTAGGAGGTTCACTAGAATATAAAGTAAAAAATTGAATTAAAGCATCAATCATAGTACTTAATTGAGTAATAGTTATATTCCCTCTTAATAAAGGTTCAGTCGCATTTTTATCCCCCAGATGTATATTCCCTCCAGCAACCGTGAATTGAGAACTGTCTATATTAACTGAAGAAGGGGAATTTAGACTAATAGAATTGTTTGAAGATAATAAAATATTATCTCTTTTAGCATTAAATATTAATCTATCAGAGTTAAGTATGATTTGATTTCCAACATATTCGCTAGCTTTAGTAGGACCCTGGGAGTAACTATCATAAGTTTCGCTAGCCATTTCTATAGGGAGTTTTTGGCCTTGAGTTAAATATAAAGATGATTGATCTTTATTAATATTTTCTGTAGTAGGAATCCAACTATCTTGATCGAGATCTGTGGGTTGCCCATTTCTTATAATTAATATAGGATCTCCATTTTCTCCTATAGAAGACCATTCATTTGGTTTATTTTTAATAGTACTTCCAAATCTAATTGAATTCCCCCACCTTCCCTCTAATAAATAATCCCCTATAAAAGATTGAAGGGGATAAGTATTAATTTGTTCATTAAACCCCTCTCCTAAATCTATCTCAGTAGAATTATCATTTACTCTTCTTACATCTTGAGATAACCCCCCAGAAGATTGTTCATAATCTTGTTGTGAATTAGGATTAGGTTCTTGTGTAGGATCTGGGAGAGCATTGTGGTGTTGGCTGTTCCATACGTTTATTGAGGGGAGATAATAAGCTGTAACTATATTTGTATTATTTTGGGTACCAGTAGAAGCTAAAAATACTATAGAAACTAATTCATTAATTAACGGGTAAAATTTTTGATTAGAAAATAAAGGTTGAGCTGTGTTAGCCACCTCAGAAGCAAAAGGAAAATCTACAGCATCATAAAAAATAGTCCCAATCCCATTCCATTCACCATAATTTTCAAATTGAGGGTGAGTATCATCTAATATAATATCCTTTACCCTAACAGATATTATACTAGGGGGGTTACTAGACGACTTTCCTTTTCCATTCTCAGTTGTTCTAGTAAGAGAAGATATACCATAAAATTGTTGAGGCATTATTTTTTATTTTTATCTTCCCCGAATTTTTTTACTTCATTTAATAACTGTTGTTTTTCCTCTTCTGTCATACCAAAATTTCCATCATCCTGCCCTTCATTTTGAACAGCACGTTGGATAATAGTAGCCATTTTAATGAGTTGCTCATCATTTTTAACAGAAATTTCCAAATATTCTTTTAAAAGTGGTACAACCAAAGTAGCATCCCCAATATCTTGAATCAAAGGTTTTAATTCAGATATTAAAGTAGAAATTTGCTCTTCTTTTTTCTTTTGATTTAAATAAATCTCTTCTAAAATATCAGAGAATTTTTTCTTACCAAATATATTTTTATCTAATTGTCCCATGACAATAAATATAAATATTACTCAAAGTTTGTATACCCGTATTCGTTATAAAAAGTAAAACTCTTTTTAAAAATATCCCCTAATTGATCTGCAATTCTAGTAATATGAGGGGTTTTGACATCTACCATTTCTCTAACATAAAGATAAATAGCTTTTTTATTAAATAAATCTATACTTTCCCTTTTTCTAAACACTTCTAATATAGCATCGGCTACTTTAGCATCCTTTTCTTTAGGAAAAAGAATATAAATATTTTCTGTACAATACTCTAAGTATTCATCTAAAAAATCTGATAGGTCGTCCTTTTCTGTAGGATTATAATCCATATCATACGAGTAATCTAAATTATGATATAACTCATCAACTGGAGCTTTGTCTACTCGTTTTTTGTAGTTTTGGGTATTTTGTATAATTAAATATCGTTTAGCAATTGTCCCAAAGTATGAGAATGCTTTTGCTCCACGTGTTTGATCATATAAATGAATTTTATCTAACAAAAATGTAATTACCTCATGTTGGAGATGTTCAATTTCATCTACTTCTGTGTAATAAAACTTAAAAGTATGAATTATATTTTCGGTTAGTTTAAAAAAAGCGTAATGGATCTCCTTACGATAGATCTCACTACGCTCTTCGGGGTCAGTACAATTATTATATCTTACTATAGCATTTTCTGTTGCTTGTGTAAAATATTGATTTTTTGTCTTCTTTTTTCTTTTTCTTTTTACTGGCTCGCTCATAATTTATCTATCCTAAAATTGGATAGAATTCTCTGAAGTTCTTTGATTTGTTCGTACATAAATCCTATTTCGTCATCGCTTTTAAAGATTCCACGCTCATCTATTTTCTTGAGCTTTTCATCAGAGAGTTCTATAATTCGACTTAATTGATCCAAGTAGGTAATATACTCTGCGAGTATATCCTCTTGTTTTTCATTTTTACGTAAGAGGTTAAAGGTTGTAAATCCTAAGACTACAACCAAAACCCCTAATATACTGATGACGACTATTTCTATCATAATTTATCAAATAAATCCATAAGACCTTTACTTTCAAGTTGTGAAAGTGCTTTGTCTTTTGTTGATTTTTTTGTTTCTTTCGACAATGTAAAATTCTCTTCCTGGGTAGGCACGGGATTTTTAAATTTGGGTAACCATTCTCTTTCAAACTCAATTCTTGCTGCCATCAAATCTGCTTGGTGGAGGATGAATGGAAGTGAAGTACGTGGTTTTTGCTCTGGCATAAATGCGAAGAGGTATTTTTTATTTCCCTCATCGTACAAACCATCGTGGGTTTGGATTGCTAACATCTCATTAAATGTGTACTGAATACCGTGAGACTGGAGCATAAACAAACCTCGATCAGGAACTGAGGCAAATGGAACTGCCTTATTGAACATATAATCCTCCCCTAGTTTTTCTTTTCTCCACTTATCAGTTTGAGGAATATATGATTCATGTTCTTCACTACCCATTTTACCCAAATCGTGATTAATAGCAGAAAACACTAATTCCTCCTCAGTAAAAGTAGACATATCAGCCCCTTCATCACTCCATAATTCGGCTTGTTTACGAGCACAACGAACAACTCGATTTACGTGTTCAACATAACCACCTGGGAAGGCATTATGGTATTCTTTTTTATGGGCAGCGGGCATCATCATGATGCGATCCTCATACTTTTTATAGAATTCAAGGAGTTTTTCCTTACGAGGTGAAGAAATATAGGTTTCAATATTCTCACAGAACTCACCCCAATTGGTTTGGATTTGCTCGGCTGTTAGCTTCATACCCTGTTTTGTTCGTTAGGAGTCATAGGTTCACGCTCGATAGTAGCTTTAATTTCTTCTACTAGATCTTCGCATGCTTCTTTAGCTTCGTTTACCTCTTGAGTATTTCCTCTTCCATTATGGAATTCAATATGCTTTAATTTTGCTTCGAGGTTCTCGAGCTTGCGTTGGATGTGTTGTCTAAAATACATAGTTTTTATTGTTTGTAACTGAAGTTACGATGAAAAATTTAAGAAATCAAGGTATTTTTTAAGTATTGCACACTTTTCATATTCTTCTTCACTTTCAAAATAAGATAATGATTGATTTAATGCTTTTTCTAATTTAGAATTTGCTTCTTGGAACATGATTTTTATATGGTATTCATCTTGGATGTCTATTTTGGTTATATAATTATATGCTCTATTATATAACATGCTTTCTCCTGCCCGTTTTATATTACCCGCATCTAATTCGGGATCAGCACTTGCAAAAAAATCTATAATCTTATCACTATACCCAGTATAACTTAAAATCATTTTAGTGAACATTTTTATAAAATATCTTGGGTGGTTTTCATCAGTGTTAGATAAGGGTTTGGGGTTGTAATAATTTATTCCCCCATACCCATCATCCTTAGAAGATGAATTGAAAGCCCCAAATATTTTATTGATGTCCAAAGTGTTGTTCTATTGTTTCTAGTACGTCTTCCGCTTCTCCAAGTTTATGAATAGCTTTTTTAGCCTCTGCTAAAAAATGTCCTGATGTATGTTCACCTATTCCTGCAGGGGAATCAATAAGAGTTTCTAATGTAAGTAATGCTTCCTCCCTGTCGGCTTCCGCCTGTTTTTTCAAAGCCTTTATTAATCTGTGTTGCATACTTATAAATATAGTTAACCTCTAGATTGTTGTAAGTTGTTGTATATGTCCAATATTTCATCTGCAATGATAATCTGCGGCTCGCGTAGCGATTTGTTTATTTGGTTTTATATTAACCTTATAACCATAAGATTTTGCCCAACCACTCGCAGCCGATACTAATTTATTACTCATATAATATTCGTCATCGTTGTAATCCATGTCAATTTCAAAACGAATTCCTGGAAGGTTATCTGATAGAAGTTCTGCAATTTGCATTGAGCGTTCTGTTTCTAACCACAACCTACTCCAGTCATCCTTAATTGGGGGGAATGTTTTTTTACAATAAATATAATGAACCCCACGCAGGGGATAACGATACGCAATTACTGTAACATAATTAATATCAGAACCAACTCTTTGAGAGTCAGTTCCAATATGAGTTTCTACAAAAGGATTTTCCTGTATAATTTTAGCTGTATAATTAACAGGATTTACCTTTTGGTTATTTACTTTTCTAAAATTCATTTGTACCGGTGGAGGGACTCGAACCCCCAATAACTTGATCCTAAGTCAAGCGCGTATGCCAATTCCGCCACACCGGCATAAACAGCTTAGAGTATATCCCACTCTTGTGCTGCCATCAAATATGCTGAACCTGTATTAAGGGTAGGATTTTCACGTACAATAGCCATTGCTGTTGCTCTAACTTCACTTCGCAAACCATAAATGTCTGCTTGTTCTAAAATTGCTTCGACTGATTGATTCATTAGATTTAAATTTTAATGTTATTGGGGGGAGCATAACTCCCCCCTCAAACAACATGGCATTGCTCTTATGCTGCGAATTCTTTCGCTACCTCAAAGAGCTTTTGGTTTACATCTAAATCTTGCTTAAAGTTCTTAATCTCACGAGCTTTACGCGTTTTAACACCGGAAACATAATCAAAATCTCCTGTAACTACACGCTCTTGTACGAGATTAAACACACTCCACAAATCATTTCCTTCATCCTCTTTACGAACTGGGGTAAGGAACGCATCCAAGTCAATCTTATAAACCTGATCAACTTTCTGGTTTTCTTGAATCTTAAATCGAGTTTCAAGGGCTTTACGAGCCAAATCATACTTTTGATTTTGCGTCAATTCTGTATTTTTGAATCGATTCATGCTCTCAACTGTTAATGGTAATTTCTCAACCATTTCATTAATTGTTTCACGCAATGTTTCAAAATCATAACCCATATGGCGGATTTTCATTGAACCAAATTCCTCATCAGCAATTACCAATCCATTTGAACAAACAAATCGATACATTCCTGCTTGGAACGTGAATGAATTTTTACCATCATGAGAATTAGTCATGATGATTTGAGGCCAAACATTATCACCATCTTTTCCTTCAACCATCAAATCTGGGTGGCGGAAAACAAGCATGTGCT